CGTGTCTATTATACGTCTTTCCTTTTGTATATTACTTCTTACTTCTTCTATAGACACATTATAGACTTTATATAAGACAGGCTTGAGTAACTCTTGGAACATCCCGTCACCAAAGTTACTCTCGATTAACACTGCGTTTACCTTGTTCCTCTTAGCAACCACTGAGAGAAACTCTAGGTTCTCCTTTCGGTACCCACCTTGTATCCCTCCACACTCTAGGACATAGAGGTAACCATTGAGCATCTTGACCACTGCGTAGCCTGTTTCATCTTTACCTCTCCCACTAGGATCAATACTCAAGATAGAGCCTGAGTAGGAGATCCAGTCACCTAACAACTTTTGAGGTTTGTAGTAAGCATCACCAGGAAGTCCTACATTTGGTACATCAGTGAGTTTATCTTGGGGATCATTCGACCATATTGGTTTCTCTGGTGCTTTGTCTCCATCCAATGACATCACAATGAGGTCCGAGAGTTTCAATGGGTACCGATCTGCATCGCTCAATGACGTATCGAGCATATATTGCATATTGAACCCTGAACGACCATAGGACAACTCTCGTTCCAAGAGGTCTTCATCATCGAACCTTAATGGGTCTGTTGGGTCTCCTTCGACCTTAGGGTCTCTCTCAAGTTTATCTAAGATGAAGGGAGCAAGTCTATCTTCATACTTCTCCCTCAACTTATTGTTCGGGTATCTCCCAGGCCAGATACGGACTTGGTACCCTCGGTTAGGGAGTTGTTCGTACAAGGACATCTCGGTTTGAGGAGTCCCTAAGTAGATGATCATACCATCAGGCTTGAGGATAGCATCAAACTCCTTAACTGCCTCAGAGAGTTTGTCTCTCATCATCTGGGTCATAGAGTTATTAGGAACTTCTACATCGTCTGCTACGATCAAGTCTGCTCTCGATCCAGCTAACTGCCCAGTGATACCTACGGACTTCACCGAAGGACTATGACTAGCCTTAGATGGTCCTACATCAAATGAAATCTTAGATTGCCTCTGGTTATCCTTAGGAACCAAGTGCTGAAGGATAGGCATCTCGTGAATCAATCTCTGAGTAAAGGTAGAGAAGTCATCAGCCCTAATCTTAGAAGCAGAGACCACCAATACCTTTATCTCAGGATCATGGAGTAACCTATAGCACACATAGGCACTCGTAACGTAGGACTTCCCGACTCCTCTAAATGCCTCAATGACTCCCCTCTTTGGAGCATTCTGTAAGAAGTCAGCAATATCGTACTGCACTGGAGTTGGGTTAGGAAGGTTGAGGTGTTTCCAGCACAGGTATAAGAAATTGCGGAAGTCCTTTAGTTCTTTCACATCCCTCCTCGGATGTCCCTAAGTTTATCTTCTTTATCTTTTAATGCACGGAATCCACAAGTACATGGGTTCTCATTGCACTTAGGACATACTTCATCATTACTAAATCTATCGAATATCATACCCATTGCTCTCTGATAACTTACTCGTTGTTCTCTCTGCTTTAGAGATTCTTGTTTCATTTTCTCCGTAGTGAGTTGGCGTATTGAGATTTCTTCCTCGGTGACCACGAATGGTACCCTTGAGGTAACGTAGGTGCCCCTGCTTTATCAGGTACCGCTAGTTCACCTGCTACCGCTACTGCACCACCTGCTCCTTTAGCTGCTCCTTTTGCGGTAATCTTGAGTGCCTTGAGAATCTTCTGCTTGAGGGAGAGTTTAGATTTCTTTGCAAGTATCAGTTTCCTTTTCTTTTTTAACTCCTTGGCTTGTTTCCGTCCTACCGCAAAGTCTCCTCCAGCTTTCGAGAGTCCTACTGATGTTTTCTTAGGTGGTCTCCCTACTTGGCTTCCGTATGTTCCTGGTCCTTGTGGCATTATCGTATTACCTGCTTCATCATTTCACTATCACTCAGGGCTTCCTTACCTGACACTGGGTTTCGCCCAGTAGCCTTCTCGTACAAGGTGTCGTAGTCTTTTCTCGAACCTAGCTTCTTAGTGTTTTTGACAACCTTAGCGGTTAACTTTCCTCCACCTTTTTCATTGATTCCTTTGGCTTGAAGCTCCATCATCTTCTTCATGTCGCTACCACTTACGACTTTTGTTTTAATCTCAGGTTTACCTGTTTTCTTGTTCTTTCTCTTCCGAGTGGTAACTAGGAGCCAATCGGCAGTCCTATAACGCTTCGGGAGAATGCTTAAACCTATCTTTAACGCTGTTTTTATCACTGGTTGGTGTGTTTGTATGGGTTACTCAAAAAACGTGTACATACGTGGATTGTATGAATTAGTGTATATATTATCAAACAACTCTAGCTTCTTTGATGTCTTCCTCAGTAGGGAAGGGCATTGAGTCTAGGAGTTGTGATAACGCATTGTTATTTGTGGGTACCGCTGTGATCTCATTGTCCTTGAGGAACTTGGCTGCCACAGCGAGGTCAGGTGCTTTAGCTTCACCACTCTTGATTCTCTGGAGTAGCTCTTTTGCTAAGGCATCATGTAGGTCACTTAGGTTACTCATGTATTCCTTCTGTATACTGGGTCTTTCCGTCTACCCTACTTGCAGTAAGTACTCGACCACGATTTTCTCCTGAATTGTTGTAACTGCAATGTATCCATCCACTCGTGGGATCTCCACTTTCATAATATTCCAGAATGAGTTGATCAAACTTAAGATTACTTTCAATCCACTTTGCTAGTTTTAGGTTATCTATTGAGGGACATTCTAGGTCTGCTGCTTGTCCAAAGACATGCTGTGAGTTATCCCCACTTCCGATCTTTCTATTTAACTCTAAGACTCTTAATCCAGAGTTAATATTGACTCGCCCGTGTACCTCACGGATCGGCTGGAGTATTGCCGTGGTTAAAGCAGTGAGGCACACTAGTTGATCTAAAGTAGGAGAGTTATCAATGCCGTGACGAATAGCAGTTTGTGATCTAGTAAGTTCCTTCAATGAGAAGTTCTTACTTAGTTTCATCCGAGAAATTCTTTCACTGACTTAAATGTGTTCTCTGGCATTTCATCCACACATGCATCAATTAGCTTAAGCTGATCCTCACTTAGGTTATCTTCCATTACTTTTGCTACGTGTTCTTTGGCTAATGACTGAGCTTGGTCTACGACTAACGATTGTATTACATTAAGGAGTAACGAGGCTACCATTTGCTTCTTCTTCTTCTATAGGTTTTTTAGGTTCAGGGTTATGTTCTGGTTCGTCATGAGACACTTCAAACCAATGTTTACCTAACATTCCAATGATCGGTAAGAATGCACCGAATGCTAAGTTAATTAGGTCTTTACTCGATTGAGCTAGTTCATCTGGTTTATTAACCATAGTAAACACAAGCCAACCAAAGAGACCAAAGGCAAGAAGACTAATAAGAAATCTTGCCCAAAATCTAAGTTTCATAAGCTGTATATGTGGGTCATCTTTAGGTTTCCCACCATTCTTTATAGTTGTTTTTTCTGTGACTGTTTCCATTACGTATAACTTAACTTCTTAGTAGTTTTAGGTTTCTCTTTATTTTCTTTAGTTGTTTTTTTCTTATAGTTGTATTTACTTCCTGAATACTTTGTAGTTTTAGAAGTATGTATATTACCTTCTTTATCTATATAGTAACTATAACTACGAGATTTTTTATTCATACCTTTTGGTATTTTTAGAGCATTAAATTTTTTACTAGCCTTTAAAGTTTTAGGTCTATTTTCTATTCTAAAGTCTTCAAAGTTTCTACCTCTTGTATTACTCATTTTCTACTTGTAATTTCTTTGATTGCTTGTGTATTGGCTTCCAATGCCAGCTTGATCTGAAGAATAGCATCTGAGGATCTCTCAATCATATCCAAGAGTCTACCATCGTGCTCTTCGTCTTTCTTCCAGAACTCTTCTCGTTCTTTTTTCGCTAGTTCACTTTGGTATCTAATGAACCAAAACGCAGCAATAATGACACAGGCAGGTATGCCCAGGTCCATTACCATCTGATATAATGTGCTTACTTCTGGCATAACTTCTGTTGCTTGTGTTGTTG